CGGCTTGTTGTTCTCCTTGCTGCTTAATCATAGCAAGCATTGCGGTGTTATCTTCTGGTGCTGGTGATGGTGCGCTTCCTCCCATAGTAGTAGTGTGTTAGTTATTAGGTTTTTAGTATTGGTTAAATTTGAATGCAGTTGGATATTCAGTATCCATAAAATTACTCAAACTTGGATCTGCCATGTATTTCTTAATAGAAGCTACTTGTGGGGTATTGGACATATCTGCAACAGGGCCAGTTTTCCCTGCGCTGGCAGCTTGCGATGTTGCGTCTTTTCCCAATCCTCCAGCACCTCCGTATGCTGCTGTAACGCCTCCTGCAAGATTACTAACTCCTTGAGCAATCCCATTCCAAAGAGCTTCAGGATGGCTGCTTTGAATATCCCATTTTTGTTGTGGGGCAAATTGTATAGAAGACTCCTGTCCTTTGCCCATTTGCAAAGGTGTAATAGAATTTGTATCAGGTGCGCCGCCCATAACTTTGGAATCTATGTTTTTTATTTAATTATGGCAACATTATTTAGATCGCTTTTTTTCAATGTCCCAAGTTCCATTTGACCACATTTGAATCTGATCACTTCTAAAATGTCTAATGTCTCCTCCTTTTCGTAGGACTACGGTATAAATATCATTCCCCCAAGTTCCTCCAGATTGCATATAAAACAAGTACCCGTCACCTAAAGGTGTAACTACTTCTATTGGGGTTTTGAACTCATGTATCATTATTTACTCCATATTGGTTTGAAACCAAGATCATCAAACACCATGTCTTCATAAGGTGCTTTATCGGACATATTGGAGATTGTTGCCTTTAGCTTTGGACAATATGCAAATTTATCGCCATGCCTATCAATGCAATTTAAGCAGGTTGGGATGTAATCGGCATTTTTTGACTTATCTTTCTTGTGATCCCACTTTCCATTTATTTTTTCGTATCTATCCTGATCCGGCATTAATCCATTTTCTTCAAGATACTGATAAATGTCATCATCTGTCCAATCTTTCATCAAGTATAAGCTGATTGGAGATCCTTCAGCATACCTAATATCCATAGACAATGGAACATGGCCTTTTATCGGGTCTGTATCGCAGTACTTTGTTCCAATATAAACAGAAGTCCAAGGCCAATTGAATGAGCCTGTCGGACGCGCAAGGAAATCAATACCACAAAGGAACTTTTCGTCTCCAATTGGCCTTTCTGTTCCAAGTGATAGTACAATAGCTTTGCTTCCCCATTGAAAATACTTGAGTAAATCAAACCGCATCTCTCCTGTGTTAACATCAGGGCCATCGGCTAGTGCAACCTTGCTAGGAGGATAATCGTATACCTCAAGATCCCATCTCTTGATCAGCTTGTCGCTGTATTCATATCTTTCCCTAAAATTAGGCTCCCTAAATTGTATGACAGGAAGATCAATATCACATTGGAACCTTAAAAAATGAAGCAACGCAGTTGAATCTTTTCCTCCGCTCCAAAGGATTACTGATTTTGGCCACCGTTTGTTCCACTCTTTTGCTTTTTCTTTAGTTTTATTTATTAATATATTATTCATCACTCTAAATAATAATAGCCGCTCCCAAAGCAGCACCACCTGCCGCAGCACCAGATCCCATCATTGAATTTTTGCTTGCTTGGTTTTGAGCCGATGCACTCATCATTGCTTGCTGATAATTCTGCCAATCTTGTTGTTCTTTATTAACCGCTTGAGAAGTGGTTCCCATCATCTGGTTAATCCAATCAGTAGTTGACTGGAGATTTCCCTGCGCTGTTTGATAGCCGCCTTTACGGGCTGCATTGCGTTGTGCCAAAGCATTTGCCTGTGCTTGTTGAGATGCGGCAACGGCGGCTGCCGGATCAATTCCAGCAACAGGAGCAGCTCCAATAGCTTGTGCGGCCTGTGCCAGATTCTGCGCCCTTAAAGCCTGTGCTTGTTGGGTTGCTTGATCAAAAAATCCAGACTTTCCAATCGTGCTATCTTGCAATCCAGTACCTAGATAATTCTGTAAGCCTTGAGTTTTAGTCCATTGACCTAATTCATTCTGCCAAGAAAATGGATTAACTTGATTTGCAGTAGTTCCATCCATAATTAGAGTCCTGCGCTTTTACCCCATTGTTGCATCGTATTCTGCCAGTATTGAGGAGCAAGTCCGGCGGAAGATTGCTGTTGAATCTGCTCACGGGCAGCAGCTCCGGCAGGATTAGTCATCTTCTCTAGTTCTTTGCTCTTGTACGCATTAATAGCAGCTTGCTGGCTTGCTTGATTCAGCGCACCTTGCGGCCCATAAATATCAGTAACTTGTGACTCAATTGGTTGAGAAGATCGAGCAATATCAAGTGCGTTCTGCCTAGCTAGTGCCTGTTGACCCGCTTGCTGTTGCAGGCCAAGCATTGCAACATCAAGCGTGTGATCAGGTGGTGGAGGTGTAGGTACTGAGCCGCCCATAATTAAGCAGGAGAATATACTTCTCTTTTTAACCTGACAAGCCCTAACTTATTCATTGTTTCCTCTGGGAAGTTCATACGATGCGTATCCGTTTCTAATGGTACTCCAATATAACTAACCCTTCCAGAAAGCTGTGTGTGGGTTCTCCAATCATTCATAACTTGAATTACATCCCTTGGCCTTGTTAATGCCGGATGGAAGGCTGGATAAATGGTTGGAATATGGACGTGATCGCTGTATCCAAAGCAAATATCATCCCGATAGTGTGCGTAAACATTAATATTGGGATTTGCAATTATTTCATGATCAAATGACTTAGCAAATGTCTGTAGTTGTTGAAACTCTTGTGTATTTGGTGCGATGTATTTGTAATTAATGGATGAACGCATAGATTATGTTCCTATAGCGACATTTACCCCATTGGCAAGCAATGATTGGTTAGTATTTGCTTGTTGCGAGATAATTTGTTGCCGGACAGATGAATTCCCACACACAACGCATGGTAAGCAGTCGCCGCTAGTGTTGGAATCAATTGGAATGCTGGAATAAAGAGGAATAACGCCATCATTTCCAAACGGAGACATATACAGGTTTGGAAAGTCTGTTACAGGAGTAGCGGCTTGGGAAATAGTAGGCATATTAACAGGAAGATGCGTATTGTGTAGCTGCTGCTGTGGCTTGTTGCGAGGCTAGTGTGGCGGCTTGTGTGTTTGCATCGATTTGAGACACATAACTCGTAAAGGATGCCGTAGCAGTAGCAGAAACCTTGGTTGCGGAGTTGGCACAGGTTAGCGTAACGGTCTGCGTCTGTTGGCTAAACCATGAATTAATTGCATTTCCTTGGGATTCTTGTGGAGCCGGAGCAAGATTGACAGAGATTGTAGAACCATTCTCACCAACAACACACCCTTGCGTCTCGTTAGTGTTTGGATTTCCAACAGATTGCTCTGTCCAAGGATCTTGGTACATCCTGATGACTTCAACACCCATTGCGCCACACCATTCGACTAGGAAGCTGAATGCCTTGTCCACATCTAGCGTGTATTGTGATTCACAAGATATATCACTCGTTGTTCTTTGGACATTCTCCGTAATAAGCCTGCGGTATTGAGTTTGTAGGATGCCAAGATCACCAATAGCTGCCGCGCTTGGGCTTGTGGCATATTGATACTCGTCTGTAACAGCCAATATGCGCTTGTTAAGGATGGTCTGATACGCCCCTTTGCTGCCCCTATAGGAGACTTTTACATCAACGGTTCCGGCTATTTGCGAACAATCCAAGTCTCCATAAATCAATTGTTTTAACGATGCCTCGTCTCCAAGCAATGCCGTCTCTAACTGGCAATAGATTCGATTGATATGCTGCTCAGTAGTTCCATCTTGATTAATATACAGATAGGTATCGTATCGCTCTGGTACAAATGCTTGCCACAAGTGATTGAATGAACCATCGCTAGTTGCTGAATAATCAACGCTAAATGCAAAGCATTGAGGTGATCCATTGATGACATTCGTTGACCAGTTTACTGGGCGAATTCCATTCCAAACACCTGCCCATGCCGGAGTACGGGCTTGATTCCATTCGGACGCTGCGGCGTAATCCAAAACCATCGTCGCACTATTAAGTGTTTCTAAGTATGGAATCGAATAAAGCAAGTAGTTCTCAAAGCTAGTCGCGCAGATGTTGGTATAATTGCCAGCCATCAACCGCTTGGCCTTTGCCATCTCGACATCTTTGTACAATACCTGACTAGAAAGGTAGCTTGATGAGGCAACGTCAACACTTACAAGACCGCCCTGCGTGTACCACCACATCAACCCGTTCTGGAATGCAATGCTACGACCAGCAACGCATCCAATGTTTGGGAATAATGTCTGCTGAAAGTTTGGAGTTGTTGACCATTGAGTACGATCTATTACTCCAGATGCAATCGTGTAGGTTGACTGATCGGTAAAGACATACAAGCGAGTGTCATTGTTCTGACCAATGTAATCGGTCATTCCAGTAACAGGGCGAGGAACACTAAAATCTCCTCGTGTTGCTCCAGTTTCACGCTCTGCCCATCCAATCGGGTTCGCTAGATCTGATGCGCTGATGATATTGCCATTTGCAACCCACAGGCGGCTGCCAGAGAACGCCATCCAGTAACCAACAGGCATTGCTGTTGCTTGCTGTCCTGTCTTATCAGAACCATCCCAATAGCATGGTGTATTGATTCCATCTTGGAAAACAACCATGCGATGCGAAGGAACAATCGTAGTTCCTCCAGAGGTATTTGTAGATGCCGCTTGGGTTGCAATTACAATGTTAATGTTGCTTACGTTTGGATCTAGCTGGATATTGGGGAGGAGATAATCAGACCAGTTTTTAGGCTGGGTAAGAGGGAATGGAGAATAGTAAGACCTACCATCAACAACAAAAATTGCATAAGGAAGCTCGGAAGCTGCAATGTCTGTGCCATCCGGCTTAAAGATTGTCTTTTGCTGTACAATCCTAACTCCCGAAAGATTTGTAGTCGTAGAAGCAGCCTTACTTTGCTTGTTGGCGTTAAAAATAATGCCGCCTTGGAAGTTTCCCTTTGGAAGAGATAGCTGCATCTTAAATCCATTGCGTGTCTGCGCTATGCCACCACGAAGGTTTACATTAACTGCAAACTTAACTTGATCCTCTGGCAATGCCCAAGGATTACGGACAGAATTAACGCCATGAATCCATGCCGCAGTCGTCTTTACTTGGCGACCTGAAGTAATGTTCTGGCTTTTCATTAATATCCTCCGTAATAACCCCAGTTGGAATCGATTACGGGGTCGGTGTAGTCACCATATACCAGATTGTCCACCTGAATCGGCTCAAGAGCGTGACCAGTCATGCTTTCATGTTGGCTACGGAGATAGGTAAGAGCCTTTGCCCAATACTTGTTGCTCTGTTCCTCAAAATCCTTGTTTTCTAAATCAACAGCATGGACTGCCGCCATGATAGCGCGAGTATTCTCAATGGGAATATAATCGTAAACGCTCGTAATATTTGGATGAGCCATACGATAGATAATCCTAGCCCATGAACATTGCTTACCAATTCGGATGCGGCGGTACTTAGGATTAACTTCGGCAGGATGGTACTGACCGATTAGTGCCATGTCGTTGCTGCGACCATAATCGTAAGCATATAGGCTGACATACCCGATAGTTTCCGGCTTCTCAATGTGGAGTACGCTCTTAACAAAGGTTGGAGGCAATACTGAATCAATGAAGAATGTGCTAGAGATGGTGTTTCCAGTAGTAAGATAACTTACGCGACCAGTATGCGATGTTGTGTTGATCGCATTAGCCTCTGTGTCGTAAAGCTCAATCTTATTTGCACTAATCGTCCTAGCGTAATAATTTCCTGCCGTAAGACCGCTTGGAAGGGAATCTCCAGCACTTGCTCTTACAATCACTTGATCTCCTGCTTCAAAAATTGATCCGTTTGCTATAATGCTTGTTGAAGATACTGGAGTAAATGTCCTAGCAATGTTCATGGACATCTGACCTACAGGCAGCGTAGGTACACCTGCGTTCGCAAATACAATTGGTGTTCCTGAAGTGTTTGTCAGGGAAACATTATTGCCGGATATGGTGATCAAATAATCTGTATCTACATTTAATGGATAAGGAAGAGATCCCGTAGATGAGAATTGAACGCGATCTCCATTAGCAAGATATTCAATAGAACTAGGTACAATTAAGTTATTAAATGCTTTGGCATAAGATGCGATACGAATGGCAAAATAGGATTGTCCAACTCCTAAAGCTGTTGGCGTGATAAGACCAGTTGTTGCTGGCGATCCATTCGCGTGTGATTGGGAATCATAAACTTGTGCCGTTCCTGAATTCAATACGCGCAGGTAGTATTCAGTTGTTGAATCAACACCAGTAGGAAGCAGGTAATCAGATGCAAGATAAACACCTTGACCAGTAACTACTCCATTAAAGTTTCCTGCCCAATTTCCATTAAATCCAATTCCAAAAGCCCTTGTAAGAGCCACATAAAAATTACCACTTGGTGATCCAGTAACATTAATTGGCGTGTAGTCTGCGTTTGTTATTGTATATGTTCCTGTAGAAGTATTTAACGGAGACTCAATTCGATATGCCGTTCCTGCTGTAAGAGGAGTCGGCATTGTCCCAGTAGTTGAGAACTCAACAAACACTCCAGTAGAAGGAACAAATATAATTGCAGGCGCAGATGTATATCCAGTCCCTTGAGTAACAACGCTGACAGATGTCACAACTCCTCCAGACACTTGTGCCGTAGCAGTAGCTCCCGTTCCTCCTCCACCATTAATCTGAACGATTGGAGCGTTGTCATACCCAGATCCACCAGCTCCTGAAGGGATTACAATATTTGAAACAAAAGATGTTTCAAGATTGGCAATTGCCTTTGCTTGGTTGGCAGATGCAACAGAGACTGCGACCAATGCAACTCCAGTTGCGGTAGCTGTAGCAGCATTACTTAACACAACATTTGTTGCAGAAACGCTAACGATAGTTGTATTGTCTGGTATGTTTAATCCATAAACGGCTAATCCAGAAACAAGTCCAGTTGTAGGAGAAACAGAAGTAATTGTATTGCTATTATTTTGTGTGTTAGCAGTAAAATTAAGATTTACTGGAGGAGGATCAATAGTTACCGCAGGAGCAGAAGTATATCCCTGCCCAGATGATGTAATAACAATAGATCCAACAGAATATGTGGTAGAACCAACAGCGTCTGGAACCATAACTGCATATCCAGTTGCAGTTGAAAATGATTGAGCTGAATTTGCCGGAATAGTTGGCTGAACTACAAAAGAAACTCCAGTTGCAGTAGCTGTAGCATTATTGCTTATCGTAATTGTTGTTGATCCAACAGCCGTAAC